TGTCCCCCATAGCTCCATCTTCGACGGTGGAGCAAGCCCCGATGGGCTTGTGGGCGTAGATGGCATGGTGGAGATCAAATGCCCAATCACCGCCACGCACATCGACACCTTGCTAACCGAGACCGTCCCCGGCAAATACCTTGCTCAGATGCAGTGGCAGATGGCTTGCACGGGGCGGAAGTGGTGTGACTTTGTGTCTTACGACCCGCGCTTGCCAGAGGGCATGGCCCTGTTCATCAAGCGTGTACCCCGTGACGAGAAGATGATCGAAGAGCTTGAGAAGGAGGTTTATAGCTTCCTGACTGAGATGGACGAAAAGCTGGAAAAGCTAGAGGAGAAATACAATGGCATATGAGACCAAGCCGAACACCGGCTCACTCTTCAAGAACGACAAGATGAAGCATGACAAGTCGCCAACCTACACCGGGAGTATCAACATTGACGGTGTAGATTACTGGCAGTCGGCTTGGGTGAACGAGACCAAGGATGGCAAAAAGTACTTCTCCCAGAAGTTTAACCGCAAGGACGCGCCAGCCGAGCAACCCAAGGGTGAAGCGAAGGCATACGATCTGGACGACGACTCGATACCTTTTTAGGGGCAAGCCATGGATAGCGACATCCCACTTTCTGAAATCCCTATCTCCGAACAGTATCGCGTAGTTGCAAAAAGTTGGGTGGATGCGGATGCCGCTGCCAACCTTCTTGAGGAAACCAAATCTGCTGTTCTGGCTCGTATGATGCTGAACTGCGGTGACATGCCAGTAAGCAGAGCCGAGATGGCTTCCAAAGGCTCTAACGAATGGCGTGAGTTTATTACGAAGATGGTGGAGGCGCGTGAAAAGGCGGCTCTACTGAAGGTGAAGCTAGAGTATATCAGAATGCGATTCCACGAATGGCAAAGTATCGAAGCATCGAAACGCGCAGAAATGAGGTTATGACATGAGCGAAGACCCCAAAGATATGATCAACGACATGATCGACAAGATCACCAAAACCCTAGAGGATGCCAAGACTGTTGTGACGCTTAACCAGAAGGTGAACAAAGCTCTTGGAGATGCAGGGTTTTCTGTTCGCATGAGCGTCCTCAACATGGTCTTATGCAAAACAATTCTCGATGAGTCTGACGACCTTAACGAGGCTATGTCCTATGTCTCTCGCATGGCCCACACGCTTGTTGAGGTGATCGACAAGCATGTTGAAGCCCAAATGAAGGAAGAAGCTGAGGAGACAGACGACCTAGAAGGCACGTTGCAGTGATAAAATCTATCACGCTTACAGGCCCCGAGCTTATGATGTGCCGCCATTTAGGCAATGTCCGCACGTTATGCAGCCGCAGCTTGCATGTTAAAGACGCTCAGATGGGCAAGCAATCCTCTTGGGAGTCAGACGAATGGGGCGTTGTTGGGGAGTATGCTTTCTGCAAGCTCCACAACATCTTCTTCGATCCGGCCCCCAAGCCTTATGGCGATGAGTCTGACTTCATCTACCATGGGCAGCGTTTTGACATGAAGACAACCATCTTGCCGCACGGGCAGCTTATCGCAACCATGAAGAAGCATGAGAAGGTTGACTTCTTTGCCTTGGCAATCTTAACAGGGAATACGGTAACCTTCCCCGGCCACTGCAAAGCGTCAAAGCTCTACAACGATACCAATATCAAAGACCTCGGACATGGTAACGGGTATGTAGTCCATCAAAGCCAATTGACAGAATGGAAGGACGATGAAGAGGGTAAAAATAACAGCGAAGGGGCGGGCTGACATCTTCTTGTCGCGGGGTGGTACATGCCATCTATGCAGCATGAAGGTTGTCCCCGGCGAGGAGTGGGATGTCAGCCACGATATACCTCTGGAGGCTGGCGGCAAGGACGATGCAAGTAACTGGTTCGTTGCTCATCGCACGTGTCATCGGGTTCATACTAGCACTGTGGATATGCCCCTGATAGCAAAGGTAAAGCGTATCCATCAAAACCACATAGGTGCCAAACTTAAATCGAAGAATCCGCTGCCGGGTAGCAAAGGCTCAAAGTGGAAGAGGCGAATGGATGGCACTGTAGTTAGGAGAGAGCCTTGAGATTCCTTGTCACACTGAACATGCCAGCCTTCGAAGGAAGGCTTGTGCATCAACTGACGCTAGAAGTGCCACAGGCTCGCTCCATAAAAGAGCTGTGCCTTCTCATGAACCGTGAAGAGTTTATTGTAGGGCGTCACCTGTACAGGAAAAAGAACATCTACACCCAAGACTCTGAGTGGGAAGATCGTGGAGATGTGATCGTCAATACGGCTCACATCGGAAAGGTAGTTGAGTTTATAGAAATGGAAGAAGACAACTACGACAGTTCGCAAAAAGCCAACGTAGTGCGTACACAGTACACAACCCAAGGGCCAAGACGGCCAATCCGGCCATAACAAAGGAAAAAGCTATGGAATACAGCAACATAATGACAGATGCCGTCAACATCTTTAACGACCGCAATCCCAAGTATGGCGACATGAAGATTGGCATGGAGAAGGTGGCTACTATTGCCACCATCATCACTGGCATTCACCTCACGCCGCATGATGTCGCCCTTGTCCTTCATGCCGTAAAGTTGTCACGATTGAACAACGACAGGTCCAACCCTGACCACTATGTCGATGGCGTTAACTATCTGGCGTTCGCTGGCGAGCTAATCACAGAGCCTCCAAGCGACCCATACAGCATCGAAAATGCCATGCGCCAAGAGCTAGACAACAATGTTGGAGAGATCACGCATCAGAAGCCAGAAAGCGACTGAGTGGTGTGAAGGGGTGGCGGTTGTCGGTATAACCGCCACTTTTCAATGGAGCAAAGCTATGATTTCAGAAGTTACAAAACACGAAGAAGAGCTTCTTAAGCTATGGGAAAAGGGACTGACGGGTCAAGAGATAGCTGACAAGCTTGGCGTTACCCGTAATGCCGTTATGGGCAAGTTGCACAGGCTTAGGGAGCAGCGTGTCATCACCTACAAGAACATCGCCACACGAACGGCAGCCGTTCGACACAGTGTCAGGACGAAAGAACGAGCCAAGGTTAAGCCGCTAGAGGTTGTTGAGCCAGTTGAAGAAAAGCCCCTCAAGGAAACCGTAGAAGAGCTTCTCCCTCTAATCCTTGAAGAGCTTAAGCCGCAATATGCAGACAGGCGTCCAGTTAAGTTCATAGACCTAAGTCCATCGTCGTGCCGATACATCATAAATAGCGGCATGGTTAAGGACTTCCTGTTCTGCAACGAAGTGAAAAAGCTTGGCAGTTCCTACTGCGAAGAACACCATGCACGATGCAATGTGCCAAACATAGTCGTTCGCAAAAAGGTGAAGAGCAATGATGCTACAGCTTAACCCAGCCATCTCAGTTGTGACACCCAAGGGTAAAGGTATCGCGCATGTGATGATAGACTACGGGGTGGAAGCAGACCTGATATGGGTTGTCTTCCAAGAAGATGGTGAATGTTGGTGCTGGAGAAACCAAGACATCAAGGCAGAAAAAAACATAACTTATGGCCGTTGCTAAGCTTGCTATTAGACCAAATTGTGGCACACTGGGAGGGTCAAGGAATAGTCCTTAGCCAACATGCGGCGGTAGTTTTGCGTCAGGCGCCTGTCGGCCCAGCCCTATGAATTGTCGAAACGCTTACTTGCCCCAGCCCGTTAATTCAGGCTGGGGCCTTTCGTTAGAGAACACCGGCTCCGGTGATCACATAGGTATTTACCCCAGTACAAAGCAGGGTGCATAACCCATTGGCAGCCAGAGTGCGATTGCCGGTGCTGATGGTGCCAGCAAATGCAATTGTTACCCCAGAGGCCTGCGTGATGGTCTGGGACACACTACTGTTGTTGTAGATAGATATAGTCTGGCCAGCGGAAAGAAGGCCGGTTGTTGTGACAAATGGAACTGTCACACCGCCTGTAGTAATCGAGATATACTTTCCACTATCAGTCGCCGTCAAGATGTAAGAGGAAGTCTGAGCGTTAGGAGGAACATTTCTAAGATTTCCAATAGAATCAGAAGATGTAGTTCCGGCAGAAATTGCAGTCCCAGCAGTAATTGTAGTACCCGCAGTTAAACTTCCGGTAACTGCCAAACTTCCGCTAGATGTATAATTAAGGACGGCATAGCCCATGAAATCTACGTTTGTCCCATCGGAGACAATAGTAATCCTTGAAAGACGTGGCACTGCCACACTCCTGCCACCACCAGCAGAAGCAAAAATGATATACCAAGGGCCTGTAGTTGCGTCAGTCGTAGAGTTGTAGACGATCCACTGGCCACCTACGCCAGACGGAATGGTGTAGGTGACATTGGCAGATATGGCCCCAGTTATGTTGAGGAACATCGGGATGTAGCTGTAGGTGGATAGGGCTTTTGTCGCATGATCGTAGGTGCCAAGCGTCTGCGATCCAGCAGTAGCATTGAAGCTTTGGGAGGTGCCAAGAGCGTAGTCAACGACAGTCATGTCACCGTTGAGCGGCACGTTCCAAGTATCAACGTAGTCGCCGTTGCCGGGCTTCTCGATGTCTTTGTTGGTGGTGAAAGAAGAAGCCATGGATCAGCCCTCAAGGTTTTGGTTGGCGATCTCTAACGCCCGCGCCACATGGCTGTCGTCAGCGTCCAGAAGCACCTTCGTTCGATTATTAACCGTCTTCTTGGCCCGTTCAACCTCGGAAACAAGCTTGGCAGCTACACGCCCACCAGAAGCCCTAGCGATGGGACGCACGGTTGTAGGCTCTACATAGCCGGGAACGCCTACGCCACCAAGGGCCGGGATGTTCCTGACCAACGAGCCAGTGTCTGGGGCTTGATCAAAAACACGCATAGGCTTAGGAGCCTTCCTGAATGCCTTTGGCGCGCCAGCCGCTTCAGCACGACGAGCCAGAACGCCTTGAACAGCCCCCTTGGCCGCGCCAGACACCTCACTGCCGATGTAACCAGCGGCAGCGCCTAATGGCCCGTGGAGCGGGAAACCTATGCCAGCAGCGGCGAGGCTTGTCAGCTTACCAGCCACCTTTGACAGGGCGTACTGCTTTTCAGGCTGAGAGATCGGCCTGTTCTCGATGATCTTGGCGGCTTCCGACAAGCGGCGAAGGTCAGCAAGCTCGCCCGGCTTGTCAAATATCTTGGTGGCAAGACCGTTGGGGCCACCGTGGTTCTTCAAGAAGTCGTCAATGCTCTTGGAAAATGCCTTCATGTCGGCTGGGTTTGCCAACACATTGTTCCGCATTTCGTTCTTGATGGTGGTCAGAGCGGCGGGATCATTGTTCAAAGCCCGTGACATGCGGTTGTAGAGGTCTGTGCCATAGGTCTTGTTCAGCAAGCCTGCGGTCATAATGCCCTGCGCCGTCTCGGCAGCCGTGCCGGGAAGGTTTTGCGGCATCTTCCCTAGCTGCTGGTCCAGCATTGAATCCAGAGCTTTTTTGAAGGTTCCGGCGCTAGGACCGGTCCTGTCATGAAAGTTTACCTTGTACTTACGCCAAAGCGCATCTGCCGCTCGGAAATCGACAAGAGCCTGTGCATTGCCATTGAAGAGGTTCTTCGCAAACGCATCGTTCAAAGCTTCGTCAAAACCAGCCTTGATCCGCTTAACGGCAACTCTATCTGACCCGCCAGCAGACCTTTCAAGCTCGTTAAGGGTTTTCTTGATGGCACCGACATTTGCCATGTCAAACCTAGCTTCGCCAAGAGTCGGGTCTTTGATCAAAAAATTGTTGGAATGAATGCCATTCTCAATGAGCTTGAATGCCTCGGCAGCTTTGCCCAAATTCATTGTGGTCAGGTCTTCAGCCGTAGTGGCAAAGCGGCTCCCAGCCGTCCCGTAAAGTTCTTTTTGGATCGCGGGGAGAAAAAGGTTAGATGCCTCAGGCTTGAACGTCTCGACATACTTGCCAAGATCATCATAAGCCTGCGTTCCAGCCCCATGCGTGGTGGTTTCAGCACGATGGACGAGACGGCCAATATCACCGGCAGCAGGCGCTTGACCAGCTAGTGTCTCGGCTTTCTTGGCAATAGCCTCGGCACCTTCCTTGGCAGCTTGCTCGCCAATGTAAGCGGCAGACTCAGGGGCTTTCTTACCCGTCACGATGCTCGCCGTGGGGGTCATACCCTCTTTAGTAAGCAGCGCCTCGCGGGCCGCTTCAGGCGAAATGCCCTTCTTTTCAAACGCAGCGATAAGCTCCGTCTTGAATGATGCGATGTCTGCATCGTTCAGCTTGCCCTTGAAGGCGGTGTCGATGGCACGTTCTGCCTCATCGGTAAGGTTGCCGTTGGCTTTTGTGACCGCAGGCAGCTTAGTGAAGTAGTTGCCTAACGCCCCAAGAACTGGCGCAGCAGCGCCGCCAACGCCAGCGCCGATAGCAGCATCCTTGATAGCCTCTTTGGGGTCACCAGTTGCCAGCAGCCCGCTTACGCCGGACATAGTACTGCCAATCGTAGCGCCTTCAGCAACCTTGCCAGCAGTCGCACCAAGGCGAGCCGCTGTGGCAGCTTCAGCCGCTTTGCCGAGCGTACCGACAGGGCCGAGAGGGACGGCAAGACCGCCCACCAACCCAACACCGGTCCCGACCATGGAAGCAGTCGGATGCTGGCGGGACAGAGCCTCTTCATACTCTGTCTGTTCCTTCAGAGCCTGCGCATAGGGCTTGTCTTCCGTGTAGGCTGTATAGGCAGCCGTGGCAGCCCTTGGGGCGTAGAAAAGGGCAGCGTTACCCGCATTCCACGCGCCAGCCTTAACAGCATCCGGGACAGCGCCTCGGTTCTTGGCAAGCAGCGCCTCATCCTCAGCATACTTCTCTTGGCCGGGCGTGGCAGTTACACGCTTAGGACCAGCCAAAAAGGCATCGGGGTCAAACCCTCCCCCGCTGGGGGGAGAGCCACTTGCCAGAAAGGCATCTGGGTCGAAATTGTCAGCCATTACTGAATCCCCAACCGTTGCCTTATCTGCTTAGCACGAGGGTCATTTGCGTTCTCAGGTCTGCTGAGCCATTCCAACGCACCAGCCCTTTCGGCAGGAGAGATGGCAGGCGCTGCGGCAGGCGCAACCTCCTTTTGGGTTTTAGGACGATACCCGTAGTCAATTTCAGCTTTCTCGCCATATTTTTTGCGAAGGCTGTCAATGATCTCTGGGATGTCCTTGCCACCCTTCTCCGGTATGGGAAGTTGGCTAAATGCTTCAGCCACCTTCTTGTTATACTTATAATCACCACCCTTGGGGCCACCTTCCGTGTCATATTTTTCCATGAACTTGGACGGATCGGACCAGCGGTTTTTGCCCTGCAAGTAAGCCTGATCACGTTCGTGGACATAATCCATTTCGCCAAGCATTTGGCCCAGCAACTGATGGATGCCACCCGGCGACATTTCTGTGCTGGGCGTGATTTTAGCCTCTGTCTTCAAGCCAGCAGCAGGCGCGCGTTGCAGGCCCGCCTCCTTGACGCCGTTGACAATCTGCGCTGCCGCAATTTTGGCCGCATGGTCAAATTGACCCGCATTGGTCAAACTTGACAGGAACGGCATCTCAATTGCGCCGCCCGATATGGTCTGCGCGAAGCTGACCATATCACGAACGGCTTCCGCGCCTTTGCCGGTGTTCAAACCCTCGGCCTGAAGATCAGCAAGCCTGAGAAGCTGGCTTCTGATTGTGCGATACTTCTCAGTACGCTGTTTGATTTCATCACCAAACTTGTCAGCCTTGGCAATGGTAGCAGCTTGAATGCCTTCATTTCTTTTAGCCATATGATCGACAGCCTCGCCAAGAATTGTATCAAGGCGCTTGGTCTCACTGTCGATCTGACCCCTAAATTTATTTGCAGTTTCTGCGGCGGCGGGGTCGCCAAGCGCATCCCAAGCCTTAACACGGGCTTTGAGATTTTGGATGTTGGCAACAATCGCCATGGGGTCTTCTGCCACCGAGTATTCTTTCGGATTCCAGAAAGCAGCAGACTTCAAATGAGCTTTAGACATCTCAGTTTGGTCTAGCCCTTCTGGGGGCAGGGGATACATCGCGGCGGCAGCAGCTTTAAGTGGGTCGGCAGCTTTCTTGGGTGTTGTGGCAGCACCGGCAGCGCCAGCTTCACCCTCAGCAACCTTGGTTTCTCCCGGCTTGGCAGGAGCCGCAGGAGCCGCAGGAGCGGAGGGGCCAGCAGCCCTGTCACCCCTAACAGGCTGTTGGCTCGGGCCAGCACCTAATCCATATGCGTTAGCATTCACGCCCATGGAATTAAGCAGGTTGGCACGGACAGATGTTAGTTGATCAGGAGTGTACAGCTTACCGGTGTCCTTATCCAACTTCATCAGATAAGGCATACCGTTGGCGTCAACCTGCATCGAGTCTACGAAGCGATCCTTCAGTAGATTGAAAGCGTTCTTGACGCGATCCTCGTTCAGTTTGTCTAGTTCAAACTGAGTAGAGACACCAGACACGAGGCCGCTACCCAAAGCTCCAAGGAACTTGGGATTGGGAGAGGACAGCATACCGCCAAGGAAGCCAAGGGCTGGCAACCATGCGTTTTCAGAGGTGGGCATCCCAGACGGGGCATATTCCCTGACAACATCGCCAAGGCTGGCATTCTTAGCCTCAACGCCACCAAACTTGCCCTTGCCGCTCTTGCCGGAAAGGAACGAGCCAAGGCCGGGCTTGGGCGTGGCATCCTCTCTGGTCGGGCCAACATCCTTGGGCGGGCGAGGCTCGCCACCAGCAGTCCCGAAATCATGGTTCCCAATGGTGACACGGTTGCCCATCGTTTCGCCCCAAGACGGACTGGCTTTCTTGGGGTTATAGAAATTCAATGCCCCCTTGGTGGGGTCTTCAATCTCACCAAGATGCACCTTACGAGCAAGCTCGCGGGCGTTCTTGTAGTCTTCCGATTCAGGATTGATCAGTCGGGGGTCTTGGTACGTCCCCCGCAAATCTTCATTCCAAGGCGTGAACTGCTTAGGTGCAGTAGCGACATTTTCCATGGTCTTGCCAAAGTTGCCGCTATTCAGGCGGTTCCTCATGACATGCCCAACAGCCGCCATGCCTTCAGGGCCTTCGCCACCGGCCTCACGGATCATGGTGCGAGCCATGTAGTCCAAGTCTTGGTCAGACGGGCCAACCACATTGCCGTCAGTGCCATCGTGATGCTCGCGGGGAACCAGCCCACCGTAAGCAAATGGCGTGGCATCTTTTGTGGCACGTTTGTAATCAACGGTCAGGTAGCCGTCTTTCTTGCCAACAGACTCAGGCTTGTGCTTGGCAACCTCTTGAGCAATCAGGCCAAGCTGGGTGTTCCCATCGCCAAAGTCGTAGCGATAGATGTTCTGGCCATCATAGGTCTTGCCAACAGGCTCAATGTTTTTCTTGAGGCGGGCATCAGAAAACATCCCCATGAGCGAAATGGCAGGGCCAATCGCAGACATGGGGTTGAACCCACCACCACCACCGCCACCACTGCCGCCCATTTTGGGCTTCATGGAGTTGAACTGCGAAGCGTCGTCCTTCGCCTCACCTTCTTGCTCATCAAGGATTTGGTCCATGATGTCGGTAGGATTATGCTCAGTATCGTATCCGGGGGTCACAAAACCCGCTCCAGCATAGTGCTGGCGAGGGACAAGACCGCCACTCGCGTATGGATTGGTACGCCCGCCACGATTGAAGAACGAAGCAAAATCTCCAAGGCTGTCCAACGAGGACGAGAAGCCCATGTCGTTGCCACCCATGCCACCAAACGAGTTGGTATCGGAAGTTTCTAAGTCAGACCCAGCATCAGCACCTTCAAAAACTGCATTTTGGGCTTGGATGTCCTGAAGTCGCGGTTTTGCCGCTGCGGGAGGAATTTCATAAGCTCGACCGGAATAGGCAACGTCTACGTTGTTGTTCGCATCTGGCATGAAGGGCTGAGGGCCAGCATCATTCATTGTCGCTGAGGCATATTGCGGGGCAACACCTGTCGGTGCAGGCGAGCGGCCAAAGCTGTCACCATACTGGCCAAGGCCCGGCCCCTTAAACTCAGCCGTTTGAAGCTTATCCCCTGCTGGGGCAAGGCCAGTTGTTTTGGTAGAGGCGGCGGCGGGAGATGGCGCGCCGGGGAGACCCTTGGCATTCGGGTTTTCACCACCGGGGATGCGATCTGTGTTTTTCCCAACTGCGGTAGTGTTGGCTTTGTTGCCAATGCCAAACGTCTCCTTGAAACCCTCTATTGGCTTCCAATTGCTGATCTTTTTGACCGCTTCGCCTGTCTGAGCAACGCCTTGGCCCATCTTCATGGCTTGTTCCATGGCATTGGGCTGCTTGTCAGGCTTCAGCATCGGCTGAACTTGCAGGCTCTTAGGTGTCTTAGACTCAGACGGGATGCCGAGACCGGCCTCCTTCTGCTTGTTGGCCTTGTACATTTCGGCTTGGGCAGCAACCAAGCTACCAAAGTCTACGCCGCCTTGAGTGGCATAACCGCCACGAGCAAATGCGCCAGCCTCACGAACTGCGCCACCCATGGAGCTTGGCACCAGCCCCTTGCCAGCCTCAGCCGCCTCATCAGTGACATCATGGTAATTGACAGCCAAGAAGCCATCATCATCAACGCCAACGCCGGGCTTCTTCTCTTTGGCGGCTTCCTGCGCAATCAGACCGATCTGGGTCTTCTTGTGCTTGTCGTCCTTATAGTTGTAGCGATAGACCGTCTGACCATCGAACAACTCACCGATAGGCTCGATGTTTTCCTTCAGACGGGCGTCAGAACTGAAAAAACCACCGCCCTGCGTCTGGGTGGTAGTATTTCCAGACAGCGCGCCGGTTCCCTCGGCAATGCCTGCCAAGAATTGGGTCGTCTGGAAAGGATAACCCTTTTCCTGCAAATATTGCTGATATTTGGCAGTATCTTCAGCCTGCTTTGTTTGTTGTGGCAATGTGCCAGCCGCAATCTGAGCCTGCGCGCCTGTCAGGGCAGCGTTCTGTGCGGCACTGCCAAGGTTGCCAAGTTGCTGGCCGCCCGCAAGTTGACGAGCTAAGTCAGCGGCAACAACACCCTGTTGGCCCATAGCGGTCTGAACGGCTGTGTTGTATCCACGCTCATAGATAGGAGCTATAGCCTGCCCTAGAGCAAGACCTTGCTGTCCCTGCAACGTGGCACGGGCAAGCCCAGACCTATCACCGCCAAAAGCACCAGAACGAATAGCTTGGCCTTGTTGCTCAGAAAGCTGCTGGCCTTGCTGTTGTTGCAAGGCGCGAACAGTCGGGTCAACAACGGCTTGGGTGAAGGGGTTTTGGTATTGCTGGATCTGTGCGGCTGTCAGCGGGCCGACATTTTGCATCCCAGCTTTGGTGGCGGCGGTCGCATCCTGATAGTAAGGCTGCGCCATTTGGGAATATTGAGAAGTGGCGTTAATGCCAGCTTGCTGCGTAGCATTTATTGGAGCAACAAATTCCCCAGTGTAGGGCTGGAACGGTGTCTTGGCGACTTCCTCG